TTATTTTGTCTCGAAGAACTACCCAACCTGTCTCTAGTGCCGCCAACATATCTTCCATCATTATAGACACCGCCGGCACTAATCCTTCATCGCCAGCGATATCGCTCAACTCTCCAAAGTAATCTATAACTCTTTGAATACCGTCGCCAACCGCTGCGCCCCATAATGCAAACTGATCTTTGTTATCTGATAGAAAATCACGCACCGAAGCGGTCATGTTTGTCACCACCGGGATAAGCCCCTGGCCGAATGCAGCCATAACATCCTTAGTTGTTGAAATCATAGACCGCCAAACATTAGTCAGCGAGCCGTTGGTACGCTCTAAGTCACCTTGTGCTTTAGTTGTCTGATTCATTATCAAGGAGAATCTTGATTGTATTTTTTGCAAATCAGTTAATTTCTTACCCTGCTCGGCAATGCCTTCTGTGTATGCCGTTTGCTTAACAGCAGCTTCGTTGATAAGAATGCCCAACCTCTTTAACGGCTCCGCTTCGCCGGTAATTCCTGCTTGCAATTTCTCAAAAGCCTCATCGGTTCCGATGTTGTAAAAAGATGCCATATCATAAGCCAGTTGAGTCATAGACTTGCTCATCTTCGCCGCTTCTTTGTCGGATAATCCCATCGAGCCTAACATGACATTGAAAGTCGCAACCATCTTGCGAACTTCGAACGCATTCAACCCCAGAGAGCTAGCTAGTTCTTCGCTCCATTCGCGGGTCGAATCTACCATATTCCCCATAGACTCAACAAATAGGTTTTCGCTTTCTTCCACGTCGGCCGCCATTTTAATCGACGCAATCGAAACGCCAATAAAGCCAGCGACTAGCCATTTGCCGCCGCGAATCATTCCCCTGCTTATGCCAGCTAAAGATTTTCTTACCAAGCCGAACGCTTTCTTTAACCCTGATTTCAGTGGGGCAAGATTAGCTTCTATGTCAACAAATGCTTTTCCGAGAGCCATGTTTTTACCCTTTCATGGTAATTGCCGGATCGCGTCTTATTCTTTTTTCTAGTTCTTCTATATTAACTTCTGAATTATTCACTGGTGCGGGCTGGGGTTTGTTTTTTTGCGAAGCATAAACACCTAACTCTTGGATGATCCAATAAAATTCACTCAAGCACATTTTTTGAATTTCTCCGTACGTTACCGCGCCGCTAGTGTCTAACATAATTCTAACGGCCGCCCGAATCATCGAGCTGCCTTTTTCGGTTTCGGGTTCTTCTTCTTTGTTGTCTTTTTTTTTGTTCGTACCAATTCAGGCGGGAATAACTTGCCAACATGTTTTGATATCGATTCGGGTTCCAATTGATTACCTACTTGTTCCAAGGTTATAGTTTCGTCGGTCTTTTGAAACGCCTTCCAGAATAAATATTGAGCCGCTAATAAATCAACTCCGTGTTTCATAATATCGGGGATTTTCGCTAGCTCCGTTTCGATCTTAACAAAAGTATCGTCTGGAATATTATCCCCATATAATTCTTTTGCGATACTAATCAACTCCGCCTTACGAAAGTCTCGCCGCCAGATTTGATATTGGGTAATATCACCAACTTTTAACTGTTGTAATTGTTCAAAATCTAACATTCCATTTCCTCTCTATTTGGTTAAGCTACCTCTAACGTCATTACGTCATCAAGCAAAAATTCATACACTGTCATAATTACTCCATCAAGCCCCGTAGTTGTTCCCACGCTGGTGCATATACCATCACCATCATAATACCCATCGCCAACGGTTCCGGTACGGTATAATTTCAATGCCACCGTTTCACCTTCTGCAACCTGATCTTCGCCAGAAGTAACGCAAGATACCGACGCGGTGCCTGAATAAAAACCAGCTATCCGAGTTCGGCCGTTGTTTGTATCGTCCGCCGCTGTGGAGTCGGCTGTTTCACAAGTTAGGCTTACGCTCCATTCTCGCGGGTCAGTAAAAGATGTATCAGCGTCGCCAAAAGTTGCTTCTAATCCCTTACCGTGAAACGCATCGGCCTCACCAAGCCCCGCTACGCCACCCGTCCCTAAATATACTAGTCCGGCAGTGTCGTTGCCCTCGAATGACCAGGCAATAGTCCCATTGGAGTCATAATTTACTGTTTCACTAATCCCCGTCAAAATAGCCGTGCCGGTAAGTTCCCCTCCGCCGTTAACGAACATCAACTCCAAAGCCGCACTTCCGCCCAATAAATCCACTGTATTAAGGGCTTTTTTAGACTTGGAATTTACCGAAGCGGTGAAGTCTGTTATACCAGCATTAGATTTGCGCCAAGTGTCGCCGGTCGATGTTTTATCATCCGTGGCACAAGTGGTCGAACAATTCCAGTCTTGCATATTAACCAAAGCAGTACCCGCAAGTCTAGCGTTTGCATATTTACCGTGATAACTCATAATCTTACTCCTGTTTTAATGCTCATATTGAGCTTCGTAATTTATATCAATAACCCAAACGCCGTCCGACTTGCCGCGCTGGATAATACTTTGGCGGCTGAAAGCTATGTGTTCATACTTCCCAGCCGGAAAAACCAACGTACACCAATCGAATAATTTCATAAACTTTTCGGATATATCAAACACCTCTGCACCACCGTCGTCATTCTTGCTGAACAAAGAAACTGATATACTTGCGGTTTCAATTCTTTGATCTTGCCCACCGCAAATTTCTTCTACGTTCGAGCCGTCCCACGTATAAACCCCATAAGGGTAGCTGGTTGATTCTGGGGCTTCCATGAACCATAGCCCGCCCGTTAGTGCAGTACGCAATATCAGCCCGTCCGGGTCGTTGAACTTATCTATTATTGATGTTGATAATTCGCGTATCATTTACCAAATGCCTTTTGTAATATCTGTAAAATCTTCGGGCGAGCCTTAATTAAACTTGGCTTTAACCAGGGTCGGGCCGCCATGTGTTTCGTTCCCTTTTCTAAGTAATAACCATAGTCTACGTCGGTAGTTGATGCTGTTCTATTTTTCTTTTTACTTAATTCTTCTTCGATAAAATCAACATCAGAACCAACGAACGCTTTAATCCTGTCGAGTTTTCTTTTAACGGTATAGGAAATTGAACTTGTCAAAATGCCTGCGTCGCGTGCGGGTGGTTGGCCTGATATAGATGCTTGGTGCGTGACGCTTTTCCTTTTATATAATTTACCTGAACCAGTACCGCCCACCATTTTCTTCGCAACGCCTTGAGTATAAATAGCGGCTTTAGTGATTGCCTTCTCCGCTTCGTCTATCGCTAACAACATGAACTTATCGCCGTTCCATTTTATTGATCCGCCTTGCGTTTTCAATCTACCACCTCCAAAATTATCTCTAAATGATGCATCTGTCCGCCCGCGTCCACTATGCCGTTAATTTCATAAGTGCCCGCAAATGGCGCGTTGTTGCCTGAGTCAGCAACGACCACTCTATCCTTTTCGGTAATGGCCGCTGTATCTGAATCGTAGTCGCAATATAATTTTACGACTGACCGATAAGATAACCGCCCGTTTTCTGACACCGTTTGGATATTTTTATGTTGTAACAAACATTCCAGCCCGCTAATTCGTTCGGAATAAGTAGGGTTATAAGTACCGGACGCGGACTGTGCATTGGTCTTTTGGTTAATCGTAACTGAATGCCTATATAGGTTCATTGTTTTATAGCCTATGGGATTTCCAAGGTTCAAGCCTTACGGTTATGTGCGACGGCATACCCGCATAATTAGCGGCGCCGGCTTTTGTCACGTAACCATAGTCCCCGATCTTCTCCGATGACAATAACCAGTTCTTGTCACGCATATCAAATCTAATTTTAACAATATCTATACATATCTGCTCCAAGTCCGCCGGGATTGTCGCATAGCCTGCGGTGTATCTGATAGCGATGTTGTCGAATCCTGGATAGAACCGGCTGTTACTACGAATAATCCCGCTTGTTTTATCAACTATAAAATCTGTTATAGGCTCATCGGGAATAAAAACATCTGCGTAATCTTGCAAACAATGACTACCAGCCAGAACCGGCAAGAGTTCCGTAGGCGACCAGGCAGCTAAGGAACTATTTGTATCATACCCCAGCCTTTATCTAATGCGGTGATCGCCGCTTGTAATGTTGTCATGTTGGTATAACTGGCAAGAGTTAAACTTGTATCGTCAGCATTATCTCCGCCTTGCACCAATAGCCTTAATTCGGTTTCGTTAACGCTAACCATAGCATGATAAGCGTCCGTAGAACTGTTAGAAATAGCAAACGCCGCCCGACGATTAGCCGACAAATACTGAACTTTCGTAACCGGGTAATTATTCAAAACTAAATCAGTCGAACCGTCGCCGGAATAAAACTCACGGTAGTCAGCACTGATAAAAATTCTCTGGCAAAACTTTTGAATGTCATACGTTGCCCGTAATAGCAAATTACCAAGCAATGTGTCATAAGTTTCTACCGATATCCCCATATATTCCTTGACATTCGCCAAACTGCTCAAAGTTGTACCGGCGGTCGTGAGTGTAGCTGATACCGCCGAATCTAACAGTATAAAGGAAAATGTTTTACTTACCGACGTGGTGTTGATGTCGGTGTCGATTTTAATATTGTAAGTTTTGCCAGATTCAAAACCGCTTGCCGTCGTAAGTGCTATTTGCTCGCTATAAAAACCAGTCGTTCCGGTATCATCCAACTTAGCCATTGTCCCGGTTAAAATAGCTGTTCCGGTTTCGTCCTCATATACCGAATAAGTTGGCAAAGCATCCGCGTCAACCGGCGACCCGCTAGAGTCCACACTCGTAGTAGTAAACGTAAGATTTTTCGTTAGTATTGCAATGTCAGGGCAACCCATAAGTTACTCCAGTTTCGGGGTTTGTACGCCACCAGCGCCGAGCGGTGCTTGCTCTAGCGAGTTGGTTGTTAGTCGTCGGGTTCCGCCATCATTTTCGGTCATTTCCCAAAGATGATCCAATTTCGTTCCGTCGGTTTCCATAGCATTTACAACATCGGCCGCCGCGTGCGTGGAGAACCCTGCGGCCGTTGCCCAATTAGTCGTCCCGTACGTTTGCAGGTCGGCCTCCATCGTGTCAACATAGTTATCTATAGTTGTCAGACTCGTGGCCATTGTGCCTTGGTTGTCGGTGATTGTAGTCACGTTGGCGGTTGTTGCTATGCCGCTTTGGAGTTCTGTCACCGCGTCGGTTGCTATACTTAATGCCGTGATAACATTGTCCCCGATTGCCGTGATAGTGGTGCTGGTGGCCGTGGCCCAGTTTGCGTCGCCATAGGTTTTCAAATCAGCCTCCATTGTGTCCGTGTAGCCAAGTAATGTAGTTTGGTTGACTAAAGTCGCTCGGCCGGTATTAATTTCCGTCACCGTGTCAGTCGCCAGGCTTAGGGCGGTGATGACATTGTTGGCTATTGCGGTAACGTTTACATCTGTAGCCGTGGCCCAGTTGGTATCGCCGTACGTTTTTAAGTCGGCCTCCATCGTATCCGTATAGCCTAACAAAGTCGTTTGATTAGATAATACGCTTGTTTGGTTCGCTAAAGTAGCCCGGCCTGAGTTAATTTCTGTTACTGCATCAGTCGCCAAAGCGTCGGCGCTAACCGTGTTGGAATCCATCGACGTTACGTTTACATCGGTAGCTGTGGCAAAGTTAGCTTGGTTGGTTTGCAGTTCGCCGGTATCGGCTACGATTGCGGTCAATTGAGTAGAATTAGCGTCTATGTCTGCGGTTATTTCTGTCACGGTAGGAACTGCGTTAGTAATAACCGTCGCGTCAAACCTTGCTTCTTCTGATAGCGTCCCCGCCCATCCAGCAATGACATTGTCGGTATCTTCAAAATGTCCGCGCACAGCAAGAGTATCGTCTGCATCTGCGTCATCACAATTAGAATTTAATACATATTGCCCATGACCCTCCAGAGACACTTTGTGAATCCCGGTAGCATGGCCGAAGTTTTTAAATTCAATCCCGCCTGAATAGTGCCTCATATTTAGATTTTTATCCTCGTCGGCGTCCTTAAAATCTATCGACGGGGTAGCAGTACCAGCGACGCCAGAAAAACAACCATCGAATAAGTAAGTTCCGCCGTCGGTTAATAGCGTAATATCGCTAGTTAGTGCGCAGGTTTGCAACCCGCAAGTTGCGAGTGTTGTTTCGCCTATTTTGCAATAGAAGAATCTCGCATTTAGTCCAGCACTAATCCCTGTTACGGTAGCACCTTCGATATATGCCCCGGCGATAGATTGCCCGGCTAGTGCCAAGCTATATTCTGCCCCAAATAAAGCGTAATTGTCAGAGTTGGCCGATAGTTCAATTGACGATCCACCCGCAATATGAAAGCGTTTCAGCCCAGCAGAAGCCGAAATTGTCAGAGCATCCGCCCATGTCAAGACAGGCTTATCTGCTGTGCCGTTGACATTAACCACTGTTCCGGCTGTGCCATTTTCAGTATCAACCCAAATCGCACCGTTTGCGTAACCGGTGATAGAAACATTAGCTGATTTCGAGCAATAAATTTGATCTATATATAATGTCGCCGACGACAACCCGCCGACATTGCTAAACCGAAATGCAACCTTACCCGCGTCCGATCCGGTCATTAAGTCGCCTACGAATAATGTATAAGTATGAGATTGGTTTGTCGACGATACTTGTCCGTCCAAAACTCCTCTTTGTTCCCATACTGGAGATGCGATAGTTCCGGTGTTAACATGGATATCTAAATCGTCGTTTCTGCCAATAAGCCTGCCAATAAAAGTAACCGCTACAGGAGCCGCCGTGCCTTCAAGGTCGAATATATAATAACAATCTATATCATCGCCTGCGTCAGCAATCTCGTGTTCTGTTCCATCGAGAGCGTGCGTGGAATCTTCATTTAATGTTTCTGTTCCGTCGCTATTTAAAACGGTGAATCCATTCGGGGAATCTATCGCCGCCACATTTGTGGCCGCCCCCACGTTGGCAATACCTGTCACTTGGCTTTGTGTCGCGGGGAAAGTATTACCTGTCAAACCCGTTTCGTTATATTGCAACTCCAGGTTATTTGCTGCGGTGCTATCTCCGCTTAGCGATATTACATCAACCGTCAACCCAGCAAGCGTTGTAGTTGTGGCCGTAGTCCATGCACTTTGATTAGCTTGCAGCTCGTCGGTATCCGCCTTAATTAATACTGTATCGACTAAAACTGTATCTATCTGGTTAGATATGTCCGTATGTCCAGTATCTAAACTTGTTATCGTTTCGGGAATAGACGTGCCTGTATCTTCAACAATCAAAGCCGTTTCTGCTTTAATCGTATCAGCATGGACTTTTATAGCCTCAAGAGAATCCGTCGAACAATTATAAGAAGTCGTTACATCCTTGTCAGACGCCATTACATGAGCCAACACCGTGCCAGTCACAACATGCCCGGACAAATCACCGTTAGCCGCAACGCCAGTGTCGACCTTTAACAGATGATCTAAATTAAGTTCTTCTAGTATTTTTCGACACGCCAAAGCAATGATATTTGTAGCGTGGGCCGTTGATCCAACGTCAGCCGCAAAAGTAGCGTTATCAATAGCCGCATCTGCAATAGCTGCGGCTGTAATTGCTCCTGCGTCTATCGCCGATACCGTCATCTCTGGTTGATAAGTTCCACCGCCAATAGTCTCCGCGGCGGCCTCAATAACTACCGTATCGCCCGCGGTTATTGACGCGGGGGTTCCTTTGTAAACACCGCTACCGGCAGGCTGTTCGGTCATAGCTTGATCGGCTTCACGTTCTGTAATCGTACCGGAGTTGTCATAATAGACACTAAAGTCTAAGCTCTTCCCCGTTTCATGTATAAAGATTATCTCATTTGCCATGATCTACCTTCTCTTGTTCAGGCGGTTCGGACTTTTGTAGCTCTGCTAACTCATTTGCGATTTGTTTTAATTCGTTATTTGTCTGTGCTATTTGCTGCTGTAATTGTTCCCGCATAAAAAACAAATCACTGCTCTTTATTTTTAACTCGTCTTTTCTTTCCATTTCTACTCCAAAACATCCGTTGACCCTGTGTACCAGTTAGTATTAATCATTATTGGATCACCTTCGCCGTTAACTTGCAGCTCCCCGTCTATTACCTGCTGTTCCATTCTCGCGGCCTTGATAGTATCGTATAAATAAGTTACTACTTGCAAAAAGGTTTTATCTTTAATCGTGTCAACTAATGACGGCACGTTAAAAGTCAATACTGATCGCTTTGCAAAATCACTCGAATTAGACAAACGATAATCACGGTCTTTATAATGCAATATCTCTGCTATTATAATTTCGTTTATGCTGTCTATGGTCAATTTGCGTATTTTGTGATAGTTGTAAATATTGCCGCTAATTGTCATATCTTTTTGTAATGCCATTTTATCTCCTTATACTACCGTCGTTAACCCATAAGCATTTAATGCGGTTCTTAGAACTGTTATTGCCGTTATGCACGTTGCTAAGTCTGTTGGCACGGCACAGCCTGTTTGCTTTGCTACAGGCGTAGTTGCAAAGAAACCTATACCTGTGTTATCCGTTTCTATTCTTGTTGTCCCGGCCTGTTGTATATTAAGCCCACCCGATGCGTTTGTATGGTTTATAAAACTATCATCAGAGTTATGGTACATTTCTAAATCGCTACCGGCACCCCATATAAACTTAGAATTATCAGTAGGCATATACACATTACCGTCTGCGTCTACCCTCATTACACTCACTTCGTTAGGTTTAAACCAGATATCTTTTACTTCAGTTCGTGTCTGAAATGTTAAGTCTTTTCCGTATGATTCAAAAATAGGCCCACTTGCAGCAGAACTATTTACCTGAAACACGTTCACACCATAGGTAATAGTCCCTGCTCCATACGCTACATCCATATAAAGGTTAGTTATACTTCGCATCCGGATGTATGAAGTGCTATATTTTTCAATATAGAACTTTTCTGTGGAATCATCTACGAAAGAGAGATATTTATCATCGTTAGATAATGCATATTTAGAAACTATGCACCCGGAAACCGTCAACGACCCCGCTGCCAGCTGCAATAAATCCGTATCACCACTAACCCCGATCTGAGCGCAATTGATTATATTATTACTACCCAGATTAAAGTTTCCGGTCATAGCCTTCGAACCGTCGAGCCTTAACGCTCCGTAGTCAATTAGTGAAGGTATTACATTACTCATTTAACTAACCATCCTACAAAACCTAATACCGCCGCCGATAGCATAAAAGCCTTCGTTTACTTCGTATCTTTTTCCTAAATTGAAAGTTGCCATCAATTCACCTTTTTTAAAACTTCTTTTATATCGGCCTTGATTTCCTTGTGTTCTTTGTCGTTAAGAACAAAGCTCTTCTTAATACCGATAACATCTTTTAATATTTCCTTTGTCATTTCTCTGTTGCCGTATCGCTCAACTCGATCATTTTCAAACCGAGTCCAAACTTTCTCATCACCCTTCTTTGCCTCAACTTCAATGCAAGCTATATCTTTCTGGTTTTCCATAACCTTGTATTGTAAAACTTGGTAACCTCCCCAGATACCAAACAAACCAGCCACTGCGGTTATTAACCATTGACTGACCGAAACTTTCATTTGCTGCGTCATAATATAGAACCCTTTATATTATACTTCTTTTACCTAGTGTAACCCTGGATAGTACACTGAATAAGCCCGGCCCCACTTGCGTCAATTTCAATTAAATTACCTGCTGTAACCTTTACAGCCTTTAGGAAATTCACCGTATGCGGACTGCCCGATGTAGCCGCAAAGTTTACCGGGCCTAAAAGAACGACCGGCGTTGCCGCCGTGTTGTCCTGGATAGTCACGGTAATGGCCGCAACGGTGTTAATGATAATAGATGTCACATAGTGAGACTTACCGGCAACCGCCGCGACGATGGTTTCGCCGCCGCTTGCGTCACCTACTTTAACATTAACGCAAAAGCCTGCTCCGTCTACGTCTAATGTTTTTACTACTAATTCAGCCGCCATAATTTATTACTCCTTAATTTTCCGTCATATAGGCGACGGGTTTTTAACGCCCGCCACCTGATACGGAAAGGAAAATATTATCTAAGTTGTACGCATTTGTACCAGTCTATATGCAAGATCGGGTCATTAGTTCCGCCCGACTGACATACAAACGACGGTGTCAATTCGGTAACCGGAATATTTGCGGTTAATTGAGTTGTCGCGATTTTAACGCCGTTTACCCAATGCTCGATATCCGTCACGCCGTTTACTTTAAAACCAAGTGTGATCCAAGTATCTGCGGCGATTGTTGCCGCCGCTTTAGTTGCGCCTGCGGTTGCCTTTTCAGCAGAAAACAATAATACGCCGTCGTCGGTTACGCATTGCCAGCCAATATGACTAGCGGACGCGTTCGCCGATGTGTCAATAATAGCAGTATCTGTTTCAGATAAACCGATAAACAATTCAGCTTTGTCAAAAGTGTCAACTACTTTAACCTTGCACTCAAACCATATATCTTTGTCGGCGGCCGGTAAAAAACACTCACCGATTTTCTGAACATTAGCACCTTCGGTTACCGTGGTTGATCCTGAATCTACCAACGCCACGCCGCCACCGGCGTCACTAAGTTCAAAAGTGCCAACAATACCAGATTGCGTTGTAGTGTAACCCGCTAAAGTAGCAGCGTTGATATCGTTAAAATCTTCACAAATAAAATGTGCGACATTGGGGTCTTGACGAATTGCCCGGATTGGACAGTCAGCCCACACACCATTTTTATACGTTGTGGACAAGGTATCATCGAAGAATCCTAAGATTTTACCTTTCCAATATGCTCTAATTCCCATGATCTCACTCCTTATCTAAGCTGTACGCATTTGTACCAGTCTATGTGTAAGATTGGGGCATTAGTGTCAGCAGTTTGACAAACAAAGCTTGGAGTCATTTCTAATACTGAAATATTTGCCGTTACGTGAGAGGTTGCAATCTTTGCTCCATTTACCCAATGCTCAATGGAAGTTAAGCCGTTGACTTTAAAGCCTAGAGTCAGCCAAGTATCTTCGGTAAGAGTAACAGCCGCTTTAGTCGCACCAGTACCAGCTTTTTCAGCGGAGAAGATTAGGACGCCATCCTCGGACACACTCTGCCAGCCTATATGATCGGTCGAACTGTTCGAAGACGACGCAATAATTGTGGTGTCGGTTTGTGCCAATCCTATGAACAATTGAGCCTGGGCGATAGTATCAGCAACCTTTACTCGACATTCAAACCAAATATCTTTATCAGCGGCAGGAAGGAAACATTCGCCGATCTTCTGAACATTGATTCCTTGCGTGTCGGTAGTTGAATTACAATCGGCCAAAGCCACGCCACCAACGGCATCACTTAGGGCAAATGTTCCGGCTCCTGATTGGGTCGCGGTGTAGCCCGCTAAAGTAGCCGCATCGATGTTGTTGAAATCCTCAAATATTACGTGAGCTATATTCGGATCTTGGTCAATTGCTAAAGTAGGGCAGTCAGCCCAAACACCGTTCTTGTAAGTTGTGGTGAGAGCGTCGTCAAAGAATCCTAAAACTCTGCCCTTCCAATATGATCTGGTTCCCATAATTTTACTCCTTGTAAAGCTAATGCATAGACGGTGAAGCTTAACGCTCCACCGCCCACACAAGGGACGAAAGAAAATTTTAATTAATTACCAATAGCCTCTATGCCAGCATATCTTGGCTCTGAGAGGATATAGAAAGCACATCCGATCATAGCGTTACCGCCAACATCAGCCACGTTTACTTGAACACAATCGAAATCGTTGTCCCCGTCTAATTCGCCACGGTCGATCTCGATAACATAAATGGCTTCGTTTTCTGCGCCGTCAATAGCAACCGTGTCGTAACCATTAGCCGCGGTTTGAGTAACGCGGGTAAACAGTGAAACATCCGCAACCGTTGTATCGCCGACTTTGTGGAAAATTTCTTTAATATTCAAAGTCTTTGTGCCAGCCGCCGCCACATTCGTGGCCTGGTCAAGCGTGATAACTTCATCGTCATCGTCTGTCCCTACTCCAGTGTAAACAATAATCGACAAATGGTCATAGTTCTTCATACTAACCCAGTCGCCCGGATTAGCCGCTGTCTGCAAGTCTACCGGTATTATACCGGCGACGACTTGGCATTCTTCTGCGATTCTCATTTTTAACTCCTTTAACGGAGGTTAATATTTAGTTCATTAATCGCCGACCGCGTCAGCACCATTATAACGAGGTTCGGAAAGTACAGCTATTGCTCCGCCGAGCTTGGTAGCACCGGCCTTAGCAATGTTAAGCTGTAGACAATCAAAATCATTATCGCCATCAAGTTCGTCGCGATCAACTTCGATTATATACATAGATTCATTCTCGGCGTCGTCGATTCCATCGGTATCGTAGCCGTTGGCCGCGGTTTGGGTAACGCGGGTAAATAAACTCACCGCATTCAGGGCAGTAGCACCAACCTTATGATGTATTTCTGTCATATTTAAGGTTTTAGTGCCAGCGCCCGCGACGGTTGTCGCTTGGTCCAAGGTGATCACCAGATCACTGCCATTCGTGCCGATACCAGCGAGAATTATAATCGACAAATGGTTGTAATTTTTCATACTAACCCAATCGCTTGCGTTTGCTCCGTCGTCTAAATCAACCGGGATAATAAGCGGAACGATTTGGCATTCTTCTGCAAATCTCATTTTATAGCTCCTTAATGGAGGTTAATGTTTAACGACACTTAGGTTCTTGCGCCTAATGTTACAAAGCTCGACAGCGTGGTAGTGCTGTTTTTCGGAGTCAACGCCGATTGCATCCAAGGTTGGCCATCAATACGGACGGTAAACCGGAACGCTACCTCGTCCTCAACAAATTTCAAGTGAATACTTGACGCGGTATTTACGCCACCGCCAGCCTTTTGGCCAACCAAATACTGACCGAAGTCAGCAAGAACGATATCGCCAGCATCGCCAACCGTTTGACAATGTTCTGTCAACGTCAGAGGTTTGCCAAGCAAGGTCTGCTGTGGAACACCTGTTACGCCGCCAGTTGATGTCTGTAGCAATCCAGCAGGAGCGCCACCAGTACCAACCTCAAACGCCAAGCTTGCCAACTGCGGGAACGAATCCATGCTAGCTAACCAGATAGCGTTACCATGCGACCGGCTCATTAGCCTTGACCACATTTTGAGAATATTCTGCGTTACTATAGTATCAGCAGCTTGATCGGTTTCTTTTGTAACGGAAATCAAACAAGGGGCATTTAGTACACCCAAACACTGACCAACACCAGTACCATTAATGATATCTTCGTCGATCTGGAATCCAATAGCCTCGCCGAACAATTTACCGAGCAGAGGTTCCATCGAAATCGGGGAATCTTCCAACAGTTCAGTCGTGGCATAAGCCAAAGCCGCAATCTTTGAAAGTGTCAGCCGGATTTTACCAAGTTTGGGCTTGCTTGCTGTTACACTAGCGGCCTCAGCAACTCGATAAACGATAATCCCACCATAGACGGAACTTGCCCGACTTGATTCGTTGATTACCGGAATCTCAATCGAGTTAGTAGCCATCGGAATTCTAGTGGTACGGCCTAGCACTACAGATGCTTCCATTGCGTTACTCATCAACGTATTACGATATTGAGTAGGCACGGCAAATCCGCCATCCATGTCAACAGCCTCGGACATTCCACTGGCTTTCAGGGCTTCATGGAATTTAACCATAGTCTCTGAACTTTTGCCAGAACCGCCCGCTTTATAAACATCATAGGCGAAATGACTAAACGACTTAAAACCGCCAGTTTGGAGAATTCCATTTTCCTCGGCCTCCTCGGTCTCTTGGTCGTGCATAAAGGTTGAATTTTTACGCAAGACCTCATTAACGATTTCAGCAACATCATTACGCTTCAAGCCACTATCGGCCTTGACGGGCGAAACCTCGATGATGTCGTTGGCTTCCGGCTCGTACATTTCAGCTAAGCCTTTATCTACCATAGTCTTTGCGTCATCTTCACTTAGCTGCAAGATCTGACCTTCCGGCCATTCAGTATCTCCATTTTTCCAGAGTTTCAACAATCTTATATTCATAATTCAAGTCCTTAATTTATAATTTTTATATTATTCGCTAGCATCTCCGAACCAATTACAGCTAGTGCCTCCGGTTTTTGCACCTAACACCTCCGCCTTATCGGTATCTAATACCTCCGCGATCTTCGTCAGGTTCAACCGCTGTCACTTGCATGATTGGTTCGACCTGTAGCACGCTTTTTATTTCACTAACCGGAATACTAACCGGTATTTCTATCAGTTCAAATTCTTCTTCTTCTTCGCTTTCGATATCCAGCGTCCGGCAAACGTCCGACGAAAGAGCTATCTTATTAGCCTTCACCGCCTGCGCGAGTGCCTCTGGATTAGACGGGATAGTTACAGGAGAAAACTCTAGCAGCTCCCATTCGTCATAAATCCAGCGAGCGTCCGCCAAGTCAGGACTTGCTTTAATCTCGTCAGGTGTCGGTCTATGGCCTTTGGTCGGTCTGAACCCTACCGAAAACGCATTAAGAAAACCTTGTTTGAATAGCTGCCAGACTTCCTCCGCTCTATCGGTAACAGCAAATTTAATCTTCGCCATTAATCGTTTGGTTCCTTTTCTCACCCATATCGCCTTGGCTATTGGCGGGGACCCTGCGTCATGGCTCCACGGAACAACCGGATTCTTGACAAAGTTATCCAAATTCACCCCGCGAGGTCTTAGGATTTCATTGTCACGGTCGAGTGTACCTGTTGAAATAATAGCAACAACGGTACGCTCTTCTTCGTTTATCTCACCAGCCTTGCAGATACCAACTGCTAACTTGCTTTCGTTGGTCTTGTCTGTTTGGGTTTCTTCGGTCTCGTCGATGACCTCAATTGGCTTGATTTGTTTTGACATTTTATAACCCTTTTATTTTTATATTTAATAAACATCGTTAATCCTCAATTATAGGAATCAAACTGCATCGGCATTGCGGGTGCAGTGGTGGATGTTTTATTTCGCCATACCCAAAGCTAAGTTTTTGTGTTTTGGTTGGGTCGCCCTCAACCGGAACTTCCAACGTGTCACCCTTAGCAAAGTAGCTTGTGTCTAACGGTACGATCTTGCCGTGCATGGTAGCACAGAACGGACAACGTCGCCCATCCTCGGCTGTGTCCCATTGCTTAGCCTTTACAACGCCCGATTGTTTCCAACCTTGCATATTGCCCTCGTTGTGCGCCCAGATAGATTCAGTCCGTACGATACGATCTGCAATAGACCGCGAATCGACAACCCCACGGACACGCTTAATTAGCTCCCCGCGATTCTCCCCGTTTTCGATACCTTCTTTTATGGCCATGCGGACATTAGATTCTGTTGTGCCGATAATAGTTTTAATTTGCCCACGCCGGTCATCCAGGGCCGCCACGACTTCCGGCGACGACGCACTAAATACCGCTTCCTCGCTAATCTTCTCCAACGAGTCAACCGTAGCCTGAACCATAATCCCTTTAATAAATGGCATGGAGGTTTCTTCGAGTTTACCTTCCCATTTTTCGGTGTCAAATATCGCGGCCATCAAATCGCCCTCTACGGCCTTCTCATAAGCCTTGGTTGTGAGGTTCCGCACGATTTCCGCTTCCAACTCTTTGAATAAGATCACCAACTGGGTCAGGAATATAGTAGGCACAAAATCCGCTTTCGGAGGATTGTTAGTTGGACCTGCGGCCTTAGTTGCCTTGTCGTCTGGTTTTTC